CATCGAGAACAGAGGCTTGCCCGTCTACGTCATCAGTCGCGCCAACCGAATCAGAAATGTTCTTACCGAACGCAAAGGTAGAATCTTCTGCTAAATAAGCATTGTCAGATAATCCTTTGCCAAACTGGATGGTGTCATCATCTGAAATACTGGATGAGTCACTCAGAATTTTACCAAAGTCACGGACTTCAGCCTCAGAGATAGCCGGACTATCAGACAGCCCTTTACCGACTGATCTAACCTCTGACTCACTAACCGATGCGGAATCAGATAAAGCCTTGCCAACGGCCTTAGAATGGCTCTCAGCTACATTTGTGGTATCAGTTAGGTTCAGTAGACGATAGAAGAACCCGATAACGACTTCTGCTTGTAATCGAGCCAGTGAAACAGCAGCAGATAGACTTGAGACAACAACAGATGACTTTAGGCGTGAAAATGTGACAACCGATTTTGCGCGATCAAATCCAATGGCCGCGAGTAGGCGGGCAAATACGACAGATCGCTTGATGCTCATGCAAAGTCAGCACGTAATACGAAATCTAACGTCTCGTAGACTGTCTCACGAACGCCAGAGTCAAATACGATCTCAACCTCGCCTTCATAGTTCCCTGCCGCAATATCGAGCTGACTACCAGAGAATGCAAAGATCGCTATTCCTGCCGCTTGGTCAACTTCACCGCTAGCGTTTGATAGAGAGAACAGAACAGTCGATGCACCCTTCTTGCGGAAGTGCAGTTGGCACGTAGATGCTTCAGTCAGATCAATCACATCACCTGTATCTGAGCGAGTCAGAGTAACTTTGATCTGTGGCGCAGTATCGCCTTGAACAAGTTTGTATGTTTCAGCCATCAAGAAACTCCTTCCATTTCTCCTGCTATTGTACCTCGATTGCTGACTATAATCGTAGCTCCGTTAGAGTCATCTTTAATTGCCTTTCCAGGTTGTCCACCAGATTGTCCTGCCGCCCCTTGAGTAAATCCAAAAGGAGATACGCCTGCTGTTCCTTGGCCGCCATCTTCACCTGCTTCGCCAAAACCACCTCCCGCACCATTGGTTCCTGTTTGCCCGCCTTTGATATTTGAATTTTGAGGATCGACTTCCCCGTATACTATTGTGGTACTGCCAGATAATCCTTCATCATCAAATGCAGGTAGTGTGGAGTCATTCAGTGCTTTGTAACCTGCCCCTCTGCCGCCTCTTGAGAATGTGCTATGCGTTCCTCCGGCCAATGTCGATAAATCCGTAGCGATTGCCGTACCGCCATCGCCTCCATTGCCACCTCTACCGCCAGCGCTTAATATTTCGCCTTCATTCACGATTGTGATTGTTGCGTTGGGGTTGTTTTCAATCAGTATCGCGTGTCCTGCGATCTTGTGCGCCCCGTCATTATAATTAGTTGTGTTAGCGTGTCTGACACCGACAATACTTCCTCTATTAACGATTGTCAGTTTACCTGCAAGCCCATCACCGATAACCAAAGCAGAATTGTCAGCATCAGCAGTATTCCCATCGTGATAATCGCCAGAAATTCTGTCATAACTTTCTAGTACCCATATCTTATGAATATTAGCGTCAGTCCATGCGTTTTCAGTCACTCCATCATTATCATAATCAACAGATGTGAAAAGACCCTTAATGTGAGTTTTGTCTGGGTACTGATATGCGTTTCTTTCGCCAGTAGCGGCATACCCGACTTCATCTTGATGTGTTACGACAACTCGTGTAGTTGGTGTTGATATTTTGTAGTCATAGATGTCGCTTGCGGTTTCTTTAAGAGTAAGGTCACAAGATAGACCGTTCGATGCCGGGTCTAATCGCCAAGCCATGACTTTAAATACTTTCTGATTAAACCCAAGTGTTGAATCTGTTACGTATACTGTATCGCCTACTTCCAAATCGAATGCTGTCAATTTGCACTTAACATTGATCGTTAGCTGATAGCGAGACTCATTTAGAGTAATGTATGCAAGATGCTTTGCTTCTTCTTTTGAAGTAGTAAATGGCAAGGATATATCAATAGATTTCCTAAACCCGTTATCTTCTGCTGAAGGATCATAAACGACTACGGGAGCGTCTGAGACTTGGAGATTATCTTCATCAAAGTAAATACCTTTGACCTCGTTGATTTGATCTCGCATTGGTGTCTTAGTGTTAATTTTAATTGAACCAATAAAATCATCATTTGTAAGTGTCTTTGTTGGCGTAGCGTACTGAGCAACTAATAATTTAAATTTACCATTTGAGTACACTAACTGACCTGCGCAACACGAAAGCATATCTTCAAGATTTGCCTTAATTGTCTTTGAAGTATCAACGATACCGTTACAGCTAAATCGAGGAGAAGATACACCATCTCTTGTAATACTATTTCCGCAATATGTCCTAGCGGCAGCAAAAGACGTATCGTCAATCTCACTTTCAGGAATGCCCGCACCAAAAGTGGTATTTATCAAATAATCCTTAATGTTGTCGGCAGGATTTGTGCTGTAACTTGTGGAACCGTCTAGGAATACTCGCGTTTTTCTTCCTTGAACTTTAAAAGAGATATTTGGAATGCCTTCTGAATAAACAGTAGCATTATATTTTAACCGACACGTGACATACGCTGTCTGAGCCAAGCGAGCGTAATACAAATCGTCTGATTCATTTGTGTCAGATGCGGCATAAGGATGACAGGCTCTAAAAACTACACCGTCTCCACCAGGGTTTGCGGGTGTACCGACACTTGTGTAATCATTTTCAAAACCCAAGTTGCCCATCAATCCTACGTATCCATAGAATGGATTATTGGTATTGGAAGCATCAAAGAACTGGTCAGCCCTTTGGCTTGGATTATTGATTTGTTCGTTATTGAAATAAACGGTGATCTGATTGACTGGCGTAAATCCAATCGCAATGGTCATCCACAGATATTCGTTTCCGCTACCTGTGGCAAAAGTGTTGTCAGTTGTCTCAATGTTTGTGATGACGCCAGACTTCCTGACTTCGCCATACACTACCTCTCTTGGGGCGGCAGGACTCCTAAACTGGAAATTTGTACCTCTTTCAGCAAGATCGCCAATTCCAGTTCCACCAAGTTCATCTATTGGTGGCGTCAAGGCTCGTGAAGCGGCGGTTAAAGATGCAGTCGTAACAGCAGAAGTTCCGGCGGCACCCCAGTTAAATCCCTGCCAAACTCCTTCCTCATATCCTTTGCTTATTCCTCCCGTGATATAACTAATTGCAACAGCCGCAATGACTTGCGGATCAGTAACAAAATCTTGAACTTCGCTTAATTTATCTTGTAGCCAACCCATAAAAAATCCTAATCTGGTTTCCAAACGACTTGCGTATCTTGAATTGCAACAATGCGCTCTAAGGAAGTATCTTCATTGTTAGACGGATTGCTTGCTCCAGTTGGATTATGAAAAGGCTCCAAAAGTTGAGAAATGCGTTTTTGTTCTTGATCGGTATAATGATAAACATTCTTTCTTTCTAGACCTGCGAGTCTGCTTTCAATAGTAATTGTAATCATGATGGAATCGCTTGCTTGCAAGATGTTCATGTGGCTCATGTAACCACTGAATATAATGTTGGATTCAATGGAATTGTCAGCAAGTATTGCACCAACGTGGACTGTTGCTTTTCTAAATTGATAATCTTCTTCTAATGCAAAATCTAATGTGCTTGTTGGTAAGCCAGAAATAACGATCTGCATACTTTTTGCGGAAACCTGCACATCTTCCTCAATGGCAGAAAAATTGATGCTTCTGCCAGAGCCGATGTAATCTTCGCCACCAATCTGAATCGTACCGTAACCCGTCCAAAACCTTTCAATCCCTGTATCAAAGTACAGCTCAGTTGCAAAGAATGGCCTGATCTCAGATTCATTAAACTCTGTTATGTCGGAAGCCCTAGTCATAGAGCCTCCGCTATGGCGATGCTTGTTGAATATATCAAAGCATTATCCACAGACCATGTAGCATCACTTGCTAATCTAAAGGTTCCTTTTGGATCAACAAAATTAACAACTTCACTGCTAGCGGGCGCGGTGATAATCTCAGGAAACAACTTCAATGTCCCTGCGCTGAGGCCGTCACTGCCAGAGATAACAGACTCCAGAACTTTGTGTAATCTTGGTGAACCTGAACTGGAGCCAATCTGTATATATTGGCCGATAGCTAGTGCTTCAGTGGAGTTTGGAACAAAAGCATCGTTTGCATCATAAAATACTAAATTTAACTCATCGCCTGTTTGGTTCGCTCCATTAACACGACCATAAGATGCGTTTGATCTCAACCCAGTGTATTCAGGCCATTTCAACCTAAATTTGCCGTAAACGCCTTTGAGTCGCAACAGAAACGAATTGAGTTCTTCTGCCGTATTCCTTTGCATTGGCGGGAAATTAATTGTCCCGACAAATCTTTCTCCAGGATACTTTAAAACCTGATGACTATATGTAAAGGGACTTTCATTTAATGCCACTGTGTTTTGCGCTGTAAGCGTTAAAGACTTAACGGGTACGGTTGTTGGAAAATCTATCGGATATGTTTCAGCCATGATTAAGCACCAAATGCTCCGGCAAAACTGCCGCCTCTTCTTCTTGCTTCATAAACAGCCGCCTTACTCATTTCTGCGATTTGCGGCAACATAGAGTTTATTTCAGCCCGTACAGTCTGTGATACGCCAGTTGAGATGTTGAGAGTAAGATTGACTGATCCACCTGACGATGCTTTTTCCATAGGAACAATTGAGCCTTGCTGATTAGGAATAAACATCTCTGCTCCGCGCTCACCAACCGTGTATGCCTGCCCTGCTTGAACAGAGCCACCAATCGCTTTACCTGATGTTGGCAAGAATCCTTGTATTGTATTGAATAGTGGAGTTGTGATGTTCGACTTAATTTGCATCTTAATTAGATCGGCAACAATAGATCTAGCCATGTCTTTGAACGCATCTTTTGCCGACTTAGCACCCATGACCATATCAGCCAATGCGTTAGTTGTTCCATCAAATGCTCGCTTAACAGCAGAATCAAATGTGCGCTGTATCTCATCAGATGACTGCTTCAAGTTATCAAACGCTGTACGTAATCGATCAATCGTTGTAATTTGCGTTTCACCGGTATTAGAGTTTTCAGATTGTGCAGAAGTTGTTTGGCCTATTGCGCCACCTAGCCCTCTTACTTTTCTTTCAGCCTCAGCAACGCCACCGATAAATAACCCTAAATCTGTTTTGAAGGAAGTGAATACGCTTGAGAGAAATTCTGATTTGCTTGCAATATCTTCTAAACCGTTAATAAAGTTCTGGAAACCAAACAGTGCTTCTCTAAATACTCCTAAAATGTCTGCGATAGTATTAACTATATATTTTGCGGCATTTTGACCAAACTTTTCGATTGATCCGTTTGCTTCAGCAATAGACTTTACAAGATAGACCTGAAACATCTTAGCAAGTGCAGTCAGGGCAGGAGCAAGCGCGGCTACAATTTGGTCAATGATTCCACCGAATAAACTTTGCAATTTGAATATCGCGTCATTTGCTTCTTCAACGCCTCTGGCCGCCTGACCAGACATAACAACGCCAAGATTGGTTGCTTCATTAAACATTGCCCTCAAGCCATCTTCACCTTGCTTGAGTATGTTTACAAAAGAAACACCTTCAGAATCAAATAATTTAAACGCTAACCGAACCTGATCAGAGCTAGCCTTAACATTGCCAAACGCCTTAGACAGCTCGATCATTTGTTCTTCTAACGGCAATGCACCTAAGTCTCTGGCGTTGATGCCTAATTCAATTAGTGCGGCTTTTGCTTCACCAGTTCCATTAGCCGCTTCTGAAAGGCGTCTTGTAAAACGCTGTACAGCCATGTCTGTTGTCTGTATACCAACGCCAGAAATCTCAGCGGCATAACGTAACTGGCTCAAAGCCTCAGTGGTAACGCCTAACTTGCTAGCAGTTTTTGACAAAGTATCGGTGGCTAATAAAGAGTTTCGAACAAGAAGCCCAATACCGCCAATGCCGACCACGCCAACAATAGCTGTTTTAAGGGAAAAGACGGCAGATGTGACTGCGCCTATACTTCTTGAAATAGTACCAAATGCGCCTTTGGTTTTATCGATGGCCGCTAGGACAATGTTAATTTTTTGATCTGCCATCTTCCATCACCTTAAAATAAGCCATCCACTCGTACAACTCTGATAAAGGTATTTCCTCTATCTCTCCTATGGTTTTGTGTAAACGATCAGCCAAGGCGATAAGATTCAGCCTCAACTGATCGTTCTTTAGTTTTTTTCCGCTTCCTCTGCTGAAACAATATCATTAAACATATCCTGTGCGACTGCACTAATAATGTTCAAATCTTCACCCAACAAAAAAGGCTTATCCTCTAATGAGAATAATTTGTCACCATTTGCATCCTCTGCCTTTAATATGATCAAATCAACCATAGCCGCAACAGTTGGATTGTTTATAAAATCTTTATGCTTCCTTTGAATTTTATCTACGTCCCCTGCTGATAGAGGACGCACATAGATACAAGGAATGATTTCAGCCCATTCCGAAACTTCGATCTGTTTGCGTTCGCGCCCAGACCGTAGCTCCATTAGTTTCTTTCCTAGACTCATAAATTACCTTTTTTAAACTGTTGTTTCTGTCAAAGCACCTGTGCCTTGTGCAGAAAATGAAACTTCAACATTCCCATCAAAAGATGCGGTTGTTGAAACAGATGTAACGATAGCAGAACCAGAGTAATAAGTTGCTCCGGCTCCTGTCCCTTCTGGATAAAGC